ACCCGGTGTTCCAGGTGAAGGAGCTGGAGGCGGCGGAGGCGGCGGAGGCGGCGGAGGCGGCGGAGGCGGCGGAGGAGGTCAACAGCCTGCACCACCACCTATAGACTACAATATTATTTACGATTCTGGAGTTGGAGCAGTAATGCCAGATGTTAAAACTGGAATTATTGCTGATCAATATGCTAAACTTTTAGACGTTCCTTATCGTCAAGCTTTTATGCCTGGTGGACCAGAAGATAGTATTTTTGCAGCAGAAAACGTTATGCCTATTGAAACTAAAGCAGACCCTCGTCCGTATAGTAAAACAAATCAAATTCCAATTCGTGATTTACTTAAATTATCTATGAGAGACGCAACTGATGCTGAACTGTTAGGAATTGAAACAGGACCAGACAAACCTTTAATGTCAAAAGACCCTTACAAAATGATGTCGTATCAATTAGATTATATGGCAGCAAAAAATCCAAAGAAAAAACCACCAGTAGGCGGAGGTCCTGGTGTTGGAAAACCAAATCCTGTTCCTTTTCCTATTCCGCCTAATATTATGCCACCTTATCCAGGACCCATTACACCAAGACCTGGTGGGCCCGTTACACCAAGACCTGGTGGTGTATTTACACCTAGTCCTGGAGGCGGAGGTGGAGGAACTTATACGGGACCTGGAGTCAACTTACCTGGTCCGGTTATTCCTTTACCAGTTGTGGGAGGACCTCCAAGCACTGGAGGTAATTTAATTCCTTTAGCAGGAGGCTCTAATTTTTCTTTTACTCCTGAAGATTTACAAATACAAAATGATTTTATGCAAGGTGTTAGATATTTAGAGGATAGTGAAGGCGGCAGAGTTGATGATTATTCTTTTGATAGATTTAATAATGCAGTTGATAGCGAAGGTAATTTTCTTTCTCCAGTCTATGCAGGAGGTGGCCGTGTTGGTAAGATGGACGGTGGTATGATGATTATTGAAGATGGGGTTGCAAATGACGGCATTGGTAGTATACTAAAGAAATATAAAGAAATAAGATCAGAATTATAAAGTAATGGACGGACTATGGTTGAGCGATAAGATACTTCGTATCATTCGCGACAAAAAACAACAGAAGACAGATTTTGTCATGCAAGGTAGCACGACAGAAAGAGCTGACTATAATTTTATGATTGGTCAATATCGTATCTTAGAAGAAATAGAAGATGAGATAAAAGAAATCTTAAAAAAAGGAGAACACAACGATGAGTGATTTAATATTGCCCACGCACATGGCGAAAGCCAGAAAAAAAGAAAAAATAAAAGTTGCAGAAGAAGGAAAAACAATTGAAGAATTAGAAAAAAACCAAAAGAAAGTAGAAGAAATATATGGAACAAGAGAATCTAAATACCTGGACCCTGATAATATTGACGGCGATATTGCTGAAAAGCTACCTCGTCCCACTGGTTGGAGGGTTTTAATTTTACCTTATTTAGGTGCTGAACGTACAAAAGGTGGAGTTATTTTATCGGATCAAACACGTGAAAGAGAGCAGTTAGCAACCGTTTGCGGTTATGTAGTAGCCACTGGCCCTGATGCGTATGGAGATACAGCTAAGTTTCCTGAAGGACCATGGTGTCAAAAAGGTGATTGGGTGATCTTTGCACGATATGCAGGCTCAAGATTAAAAATTGACGGTGGTGATTTAAGACTCTTGAATGATGATGAAATACTTGCTATAATACAGGATCCGACTGACATCTTACACATGTAAGTCATCTTGCAATAATTAACCATGGAGAACAAGAACCATGCCAGAGGCAGAAAAAATACAAGACGATAAGATCGTCGACATCGATACCAGCGGGCCTTCCGTTGACATTGAACTAGAAGAATCAAAAGTAAATCCCGTAGAAGAACAGGAAGAAGTAGTCGAAGAACAGGCTGCTCCTGAACCAGAAGCAACAGAAGACGAACCAAAGTCAACGGACAAAGGTGAGCACGAAGAGTACAGTGAAAAAGTTAACAAAAGAATTTCTAAACTTGTTGGCAAACTTCGTGAATCAGAACGTCGCGAAGAAGCAGCCTTAAAATATGCTGAAGGTTTACAAAATAAAACTCAAGAGCTTGAAACTAATTTAACAAACGTTAATCAACATTATGCTCAGTCTATAGAAACAGCTTCAACATCACAAGTTGAAGAAGCAAAACTGAGATTAAAAAGAGCTATCGAAGAAGGTGATATNAATGCTCAAGCAGACGCACAAAGTATTTTAGCTCGTGCATCTCTTGATGCTGAACGTGCAAAAATTCAAAAAGAACAACTTGAATATCAAGCACAACAATTTCAACAGCAAAGAGAAATACCTCAACCTCAACAATATCAACAGCCACAACAGCCAACACCTCCACCACCTGACGCTAAAGCTCAAAGTTGGGCGGCTAAAAACGAATGGTTTGGAGCGGATGAAGCTATGACGTACACTGCATTTGCAGTGCACAGAAAATTGGTTCAAGATCATGGGTACGATCCTAAATCTGATGATTATTATGAAGAAGTTGATCGCCAAATGAGAGAACAATTTCCACATAAGTTTGAAGTAGAAAAAAGCAAGAAAACAGTTGACCAAACTGTGGCCCCTGCTGTAAAATCAGTTTCCAAACAAGGAAAACGCACTGTGAGACTCACACCATCACAAGTTGCGATAGCGAAAAAACTTGGTGTGCCATTAGAAGAATATGCTAAATACGTGAAGGAGTAAGCATTATGACAGATAAAACAAGAACCTCACGCTCATCTCAAACCAGAGATAAAACTGCCAAAAGGCAGCCATGGCGACCACCATCTAGATTAGACGCGCCACAAGCACCTGACGGATTTCAATATCGTTGGATTCGAGCTGAAATCATGGGTCAAGAAGACAAGAAAAACGTTTCTTCTCGTATTCGAGAAGGTTACGAACTTGTTAGACTTGAAGAATTAGGTGACTTTGATGCCCCTACTATTGAAGAGGGCAAGCAAGAAGGCGTTGTTGCTGTAGGTGGATTACTGCTAGCCAAAATACCGAATGAAATTGCAGAAGAGCGAAGAGCTTATTTTGCTAAACAAACATCCGATCAACAACAAGCCGTTGACAATAGTTTGTTAAGGGAGCAGCATCCAAGTATGCCTATAGACAATCCAAGTAGGCAAACAAGAGTATCTTTTGGCGGTGCCAAGAAACAAGATTAGTTTCTAACACACTATTCATTGCCAGAATTAAATTGGATTATTAACAATAACTAATAATTTATTAGTCTAAGGAGGACTATAATTATGGCAAATAAAGACGCAGCCTTTGGTTTTAAACCCGTAAGGCATTTAACAGGCGGTCAGATTCGTACTGAAGAGTATGCTATAGCAGCTAACTACGGAAGTGATATTTTCACTGGACAAGTAGTTGAAGCAGTAGCAGCTGGAGGTATTGAGCAAGCAGCAGCTGGAGACACACAGCAATTAGGTGTTTTTGGTGGCGTGTTCTACACTGACCCAACAACAAGTAAACCAACATACAAGGCGTACTATCCAGCAAGTACTAATACTTCTGATATCGTTGCGTATGTTTATGCAGACCCTCAGATCGTGTTTGAAGCACAGCATGATGGCACTGGAACAGCGGCTATGAATCATTCAGCCTTTGATTTTGCAGGAGTAGCAGGAAATACTACGACTGGACAATCAACTTCTGAGATTGGTACTTCTACTTCTGGTACTTCAGGTGGCTTTAAGCAAATTGGTATCTCCAAAGATCCCGATAACTCTGATACGGCTTCTGCGAATGCAAATGCTTATGTAGTGTTTAACACTGGCGAGCATGTGTATAAACTAACAACAGGCGTATAGGGAGGATTTAAACTATGGCTATAAATAGATCACAACTCGCAAAAGAGTTGGAACCTGGTTTGAATGCACTATTTGGACTAGAATATCAAGGCTATGAGAATCAGCACGCTGAAATCTTCGACACAGAAAACTCTGACAGAGCTTTCGAAGAAGAAGTAATGTTGTCAGGCTTCGGTTCTGCATCGGTTAAACCAGAAGGTTCTTCTGTTAACTTTGATAGCGCAACTGAGTCTTTCACAGCTCGTTACTCTCATGAAACAGTGGCACTGGCTTTCCAGATTACTGAAGAAGCTGTAGAGGATAACCTTTACGACAAGATCAGTACTCGTTATACGAAAGCTCTTGCACGTTCAATGGCTCATACAAAACAAGTTAAAGCTGCAAACGTTTTAAACAACGGTTTTAACTCTAACTTTACAGGTGGCGACGGCGTTGAGCTATTTTCTTCAGCTCACCCAACTACATCTGGTAACCAAAGAAACGAACTAGCTGTGGCTTCTGACCTTAACGAAACATCACTAGAGCAAGCAATGATTGACATTGGTGCTTTTGCTGATGATAGAGGTCTAAAAGTTGCTGCTAAAGCTCGTAAGTTGATTATACCTTCAGCTCTACAGTTTACTGCGGAAAGACTTATGAAGTCTGCAAACAGAACTGGAACTGCTGATAACGACATCAACGCACTAGCATCAAAAGGGATGGTNCCTGAAGGTTATGTAGTGAATAACTACCTAACTGACACAGACGCATTCTTTATCAAAACTGATGTGCCTAATGGTATGAAACATTTCCAAAGATCACCGATCGCTACTTCTATGGAAGGCGACTTTGAAACAGGAAATATGAAATACAAGGCTAGAGAGCGTTACAGCTTTGGTTTCTCTGATTGGAGAGGAATGTTTGCTTCTGAAGGAGCGTAATAATTCTTTTCAATAAAGAACTTAGGAGGGGCGCTTCGGCGCCCCTTTTTATTTGCACATTTACATTTAAAAGCGTATAATTCACATACTGCATATTTATTAATAGTCATCGCAGACTCGTGCAGTAGACAACGTCTCAGACTGTGTTGACAAAAAAGGAGACCTATATGGCAAAATCAACTTTTAGCGGTCCGATTAGATCGGAAAGCACATTAAAAACTATCAGTAAGAACGCTACTACTGGAGCGATTACTGAAATCATTACTATGGGTGACGCACCCGTAGCACTAGGAGATGAAAATAAAACTCTTGATGCTGCAACACACAGTGGAAGAACTCTAGTAGTTCCGGCACTAGCAGCTAACAGAACTATTACTCTACCAGCTCCAGTTGCGGGTCAATGCTATAAACTTATTTATGGTGGCGCAGCAGAAGAAGCAGAGAACCTAATTATACTAACACCAGCTAATGCTAATTTTTTCATTGGTGGTATTGTTCATTTAGATTCTAATGCTGATAACGTATCTGTTTATTCAGACGGAAACTCTAACTCAAGCTTGACTCTTACAGACTTTGGTTTGTTTGAAATTAATATTTTAGCTAAAGATAGTACTAACTACTATATTTGGGGTTATGCTGAAGGTGCGGACGTACCTGCATTTGCAGATCAATAAAATTAACGTTAATGTGGGCCTTCGGGCCCACATATTTTAGGAGAAAATATTATGCATAGCATAGGAAATGTAAAAGCGTCGGTAGCTTTATCAAGTGATGGTCGATTACAAGGATTTATCGGAGGCTCAGCTGCCAACCTTGGTCCTATAAGAATTAAATCTATACAATGTCAATCTAGTGCTGCAGACGGTGAGATTAAAGTTTACGATAATACTTCTGCTGCTGGAGAAATAAAAATTCATTTAAAGTGGGGAACTGCTGCGAATGAACCTTTAGTTATGAATTTTGACGGCAATGGTGTGAGGTTTGAAACTGCAGCTTTTGTAGACGTAACCAATTGTGATTTTGTAGTTGCTTACTACAATTAAGGAGTAACGTATGGCTGTATCAGGCTCTACAGATTTTAACATAGACGCCGCAGAAGTAATTCAAGAGGCCTACGAAAGATGTGGACTTCAAGAAGTTACTGGTAAAGATTTACGTGCAGCTATACGTAGTATGAATTTGTTGATGTCTGAATGGGCCAATCGTGGCCTTAACTTATGGACCATACAGTTAGGCACACAAGCAACAACTGCTAGTGATTCTGATTATACTTTAGACACTAATATTGTAGATGTTTTGGAAGTTGTATTAAGAGACGCTAACAATTTAGATACAAATCTTGGTAGAGTAAGCCGTGCAGATTATCATATGCTTCCCAACAAAAGCACAGAAGGCAGACCATCTCAGTTTTATTTTGAAAGAACAACGACGCCAACTTTATTTTTATATCCAACTCCTGACCTATCTACCTATAGTGTAAGGTACTATTACTTAAAAAGATTAGATGATATTGATTTACCAACAGATGATCCAAATGTTTCATTTAGATTTTTGCCTTGCTTAGTTGCAGGTATGGCTTATTATCTTGCCATGAAAAAAGCACCTGAAAAAATTCAACTGTTAAAAGCAGTTTACGACGAAGAATTTGAACGAGCTCGACAAGAAGACAGGGAACGCTCTAGTTTTAGTGCAGTTCCTGGACGAGGGTACTTTAACAACTACTAAAGGAGGATTTATGATTAGTAAGTTACTTTTTATAAAAGACTGGGCGATGAATCTTGATAAGAAAAAAAAGATCATTGCAGCAGCCATTGTAATCATAATTATTATTGCACTGGTAAAATAATGGAACCACGTAATTCAACAGAATTAATCGTTATCCATTGTGCGGCAACAAAAGCTTCTATGGATGTGGATGCAGCAACCATAAAAGATTGGCATGTCAATGGCAATGGATGGCGAGATATAGGTTATCACAAAGTAATAAAACGTTCGGGAGAAGTTGAAGATGGACGAGATATTCGTGATTCAGGAGCACATGCTGCTGGATATAACCACAAAAGTATAGGTATTTGTCTTGTAGGAGGCATGGCTGATGACAATTCTGCTGAAAATAATTTTACCGATCATCAATGGATAGCTCTTTTGGTATTGGTTAAAGAATTAAAAGATCAATATCCAGACGCTGACGTTATTGGTCATAATGAAATAAGTAAAAAAGAATGTCCGTCATTTGACGTTCAAGAATGGAAAAAGGATAATTTATAATGGGACCACTACTATCAATGTTGCCAACTGTCTTAAAAACTGGCGCATCAATATTTGCTAACAGACAAAAAGCTAAAATACTTATGTCTGACGCTGAATTACTTCACGCACAGAAAATGGCTAATGGTGAGGTAGAATATCAAGCAGCTGTAAGGCAATCAAATGACAAAGGATGGAAAGACGAATTTGTCCTTATCCTCGTAAGCGCCCCTGTGATTTTATTGATATGGTCAGTATTCTCTGACGATCCAGAAATACAAGCAAAGCTACATATGTTCTTTGAGCAGTTTAACAATCTGCCTTTTTGGTACCAGACGCTATTTGTAGGCGTCGTCGCTAGTATATACGGCCTCAAGGGAGCCGATATTTTCAAAGGTAAAAAATGATTTGGGTTATTACATCAATGTTGTGGTATCACGATGTTGAAAAACCTATACTTACGGACTATTTAGTTAAATCTTTTGATACAAAACCTGCTTGTCTAAATTATGTTTGGGACAACAAAGTAGATATGATTGATGGTTTGTTAGAAGTACATAGAGAAGTAGACGGTGTTAAATTAAGAACGTTTGCTTTTTATTGTGAGAATAGATTTGTAGAATTAGAGGAAGTATGATGGACTTTTCTGGTTTAGGAGTTTATTTTTTTTATGTAGCAATTATTTTATTTGTTTATGAAACTCTCTGAAAACACACAAATTTCGCTTCCGGCTCGTAACTTACTTGCCATACTTGCAGCCGTAGCGATCGGCACTATGTCTTATTTTACAATTGTTGAAAGATTAAATCGAATTGAGACAACATTACAACTAATGGAAAAAGATATAGAAGCCGCCAATACTTTTGTAGATGGTGTGCCCAAAGGAAATATGGTCAGTCCACAAGTGCAAGAGCTCTACATGTTGGTTGAGTACCTTGGTGAGAACGTAGAAAAATTAAAAGAACAGATGGAAGCAGAAATACCAATGATACTTAAAAACGATATGGTTATACAATTTCATGAAGATCGTATTATAGATTTAGAAGAGAGAAAGAATGGAAACCACTAAAGTTGTATTTGCAATACTCATGATACAGAACGGTTCGACAGTAGAAATGGTGCC